TGTTGCAACCGCCGCCGAATTGCCGTTTGCATATCCGTACATAATGCTTTGCGAGTTCGTCGTTTTCATTTCAACGAGCCATAATTCTTTGATTATCAAGTCAATCAAAAAATCGTACTGTTGATACCCGTCGCCGTTCGCTTTGCAACCTTTACGGAAGTTATCGGCGGTAATATTTACAAGTACGGTTTTGCCCGATTTCGACTCCACAAGGGCGGACGAGCCGCTTCCTTCGTACTTGCCGACAAGAATATAATCAAGTTCGTTGCCTTCGCCGTCGATAAAAAGGGTAGTAAACCCTTCGTAACGCACGCCCGATATTTGATGTTTGAACGTGCCGTCGGCGTTCTTTGTGATTTTCGCGTAAAATTTCGGTATCTTAATAAATACGTTGCCGTGTTCGTCCGTTACTTCCTGCATATCGGAGTACGGATAGCAACGGTCAAAGTCGCTTGTAATTTCGCTTGTACCGACCGTTACGTTTAAGCCGACCGCGTCGTCCGTTCGGGTGAGCGCGGCGGGGTTAGACGACCCGACTTTATCAACGCCGTAAATTTTCGCCTTTTCAAAGTTTAACATTTTAATTGCCTCCTTCGAGCGCGGTAAGCCGCGCAATTATACTTTTTAATGCTTTGTCGATTTCGCCGCCGCGCGTATAGCCGACGGCTTTTTCCGCTTCCGCCGCCGCAAACGCATAAATGACGGTTTTTGCCGCTTCCGCTTCCGTTGCGGTTGTGGCGTTATCGGCGGAGTCGGCGTGCGCCGCTTTTGCGATTTTGTCGCCGCTATGTACAAGGTCGTCGGCGGGGTACGTTGCTTGCGGCTCGCCGTTTAACGTAACTTTCGTGCCTTGCTTTTCGGCAATTTGCGTTTCGAGTTCGTTTACTTTTACGGTCGCCGCTTCCGCTTCCGCCGCCGCGCTGTCGGCGGTTTCTACCGCGTCCGCCGCCGTAGCGTTTGCCGATTTGATTTGCGCGTCAAGCCCGTTTGCGGTTTCGAGTGCTTCGTTTGCATTTGTCGCCGCCGCGTTTGCGACCGATACGGCATTATCGGACTTTGTATTTGCGCCGTTTGCCGTGCTAACTGCCGCCGTCGCTTTTGCGTTCGCGTCGTTCGATGTTGCAACCGCGTTATTTGCTGTTGTAACGGCATTTTCCGACGTGGCGAGCGCATTGTCGATAATTGCCTTCATTGTGGCATAATCGCAAACGGGCTTTATCAAGCGCGTTAATTTTACGATTTGCGTCCCCGATATTTCAAACGAATATATCGGGAGTTCGTATGCCGTGTTTACGTTGTCCGCTTCCGCCGCGTAAACGTTGTTTTGTTCGAGTTCACGGTCTAACGCTTCCCACGACGTTTGCACTTTTGCAATGAGTGTTACGTTGCCTTCGTCGGCGGGGTGGTATGTTTCGATACGCGCCACGACGTAGCCCTTGAACGTGTCGAAAATTTGCGGGCGCAACATTTCGGGGGCGGTAATTTCCGCCATACGCGCACACACAACAAACGCGCCCGTGCCGACCTGTATTTGATTACCGCCGACAACGCTTGCGGCGAGTTCGTCGCCGTACCCCGTATAATAGCCGTGTGCGTTGTTTTGGTCGATAAACCTTGATTTTACTTCAAGCGCGTACAAGTTCGCGTTAAAATTGCTTTGCCCTTGAAAAGTAACGGGTTTTATCATAATTGCGTTGCCTCCTTATGCCTTGATTATTTCGGTCAAAAGTATTTTCTTAAAACCGAGTTTTATTTTGGTGTTTTCGCCGCTTCCGTTCAACGTGGTTATTTTTTCGCTAATCGGGAGCGTCTTGTAAAGTTTGCCGTCGTAATAAAGGTCGACCTTCGTATATAACCGATAGCCCGAAAAATCGAGGGGGTCGAGCGTTACGTTGTTGTCAATAATGATGTTATCAACGTATCGGGCGTTTGCAAGTTCATTGACGGCGTTAAACTGCGCGTCGGCTAAATACTCGGACTCGTAAAATTTCGCCTTTACGGGGTACAACCTGCCCGCGACGTTGCCGCTTGCGTCGGCTTGTACGATGTCGTTGTCTTTGGTGCGGTAGTAGTATATCGTCGCAAGGGCGGAAGGGCGGGGCTTGTACTTCGGGATATAGGCGGGCGAGCCGTCGTCGTTATATACAAGATTGCCCGCGTCGTCGGTCTTTTGCGTGGCGGTGTAAATGATGTTGCCGTCCGCGTCCGTTTCGGGCGTTTCTACGTTGTATTTGATAGTTGCAACCGCTTTGTTTGTCGTTGCCGATGTAGTTGTCAACTCATACAAAAAGTCGCTTAAATTGATTGCCACGCGGTCGTTACACTTAACGAACGTAAAAACGATTTTGCCCGCCGCCACGTCGTAATAACTTTCGATGTTATACTCGTAATATTTCAAGTAGCATTTCAAAAACTTGTACGCGTTTACGAATTGATACGTCCCTTGCAAACTGCCGTATGTTTCGGTCGTATCGGTGTTATCGGTAGGAATTACGACCTCGACGGGTATCTTGCGAATAGCCGCGTCCGCGCCGTCGAAAACCGCCGCCTTCACGCGTTCGTATATTTTCGATAGCCGCCCGTCAAAACTGCCGTCGGCGGTAAAATCAAGTAATATTTCGGTGTCCCACAATGTTTTGAAGTCAAGCCCTTTAATTTTGCGTTTGTTGTTTTCGGGCGTGATTTCGTCGGCAAAGCAAGCGTATTTATAATTGCCCGCGTCGTCGTTCAATACGGCGATTTTTGCGTCGTTAATATCAACGTCGTTTACGCCTTCGGCGGTAAACGAGTCAAGGTCATACACGCGCACGGTGGAGTCATACGTTGCGTTGTCGACGTTCGTTATGTGGGTTTTGTTTTCGTCGTAAATTGCGATGTACACGCGCCGCCTCCTTAATCGAATAAAAACCGCTTTATCGACATTTCGATTGCGCCGCCGTCGTCGGCGGTCATATTCGACCCGATGTAATACTCGCCCTGCGGCAAGTACAAAAACGATTGCTTTGTTTTATCGGTCAAGCCGTAACCGTTGCGAGTCGCGCCGCTTACGGTGTCGGTAACGGTTATTTTTTTAGTAGTGGGGTCAATTACAATTTCCGTGCCTTCGGCGTTGTTCGTCGCAAGCGATATTTCGGCAATGACTTTGTCGTTCATATCCGCCAAGTAAAGGCGGATATTTTCGGCGATGTCGCCCGATATTTTTATAATAATAGGCGCGTCCACAAAAAACGGGTTAGATACCTTATATTTGTTTTTGAAAACCATACCCGCAAAACCAAAAGGGAAGTGCAAAGGGAAGGACGACGCGGCGACCGTTTTCTTTAAGGCGAACGACTCCTCGACGCGTTCGTACCAATACGTTTGACGGTCAAAAGTAAAGGTTTCAACAAATATGCCGTCGGCGTTCTTTTCCGTTTTCGGCATTGCGTTTGATACCACCTCGCAAAATTTATCGGTAACGCCGTCGTTGTATTCAAACAAAAACGGCGATGTACCGCACTCGGCAAGGAATAACGACAAACTTTTGTAATTGCCGTAACCGTTCGAGCCGTCGGCGTTAAAATATATTGCGAGTTGTATTTGTTCAAAGTCGGGTTTTACGTTCGTTAAATGCTTGCCTTTTTCGCTTTCTTTGTAGGATAACGAAAACTTGTTACCGAGTCCCGTAGGCTCGGCGGCAAGCGCGGTTTCGCCGTTAAGGTCAAACGACTTTGATTTATCGTAAGTGTGCAAAATAAATCGACGCATTACATCGCCTCCGCAAGTTTGATGTTGATGTCCCGAACGAGCGCGTCCGTGTCGACTTCCGCCGCATAGTTTTGTATCGTAACCGTGATATTTTGCGTTTTGTTCGTGGTGCTGTTATCGTAGTTGTAAGTATCGCCGTATGTACTGCCGCCGTTGCCGCCGTCGTAAACCGTGCCGCCGCCCGCGCCCGATGTGTCGGGCGGGGTGGAGTCGATAATCGCGTTTACGTCGTCCATACTTTCAATATCGCTTGTATCAATGCGTAACTTAACTTCGGCAATGCGGTCGATGTGAACGCCAAGCCAACCGAGCGCACCGTTTACGCCGTCGATAAGCCCGTTTATAATGCCGATAACAAAGTTAATTGCGTCCTCGATAAAACCCAAAACAAAATTGATTACTTTTACAACGCCGTTAAATATCGTCGTAACGACTTTGCCGAAAATCGAAAACAACGGAGTAAGCCAACCGAGCAACGTGCCGAGTACCTTTAACGGCACTTGCAACGCCTGTAAACAAAGTTTAATCGGGATAAGCGCAACACTCAAAAGGGGTTGCAAAACGCTAAATAACGCCGATATTGCCGTTTGTATAGGCATTAAAAACATATCGACGGCAAGCGAGAGCATATCAAAAAGCGGTTGCAATATGCCGAAAATCATATTGATTATATCGACGAACGGTTGCAACGCCTCCGATACAAGATTGACGACGACCGCCAATATACCGCCGACAAGGTCGATTATCGGTTGTATGATTTGCATAATCAAGTCGAGTACAAGCATAACCGCGTCAAGCGCGGGTTTTAATGCTTCGCCGAGCGTCGATATAAGGTTGTTTATCGCTTCGCGGAAGGCTTCGCATTTCGTATATAACAAAATAAGAATTGCCACAACTGCCGCGATAATTAAAATAATCGGGTTTGCGGCAAGCGCGTCAAGCCCCGCCTTCAGCGACGGCAATATTTTTATGATGTTGCCGACTGCGCCGACAAGTTTGCCGATACCAAGCGTTAAGGGCGCAAGGGCGGCAATGACGAGCATTGCCTTTAACGCAAACGATTGTTGCGACACCGATAAACTATTAAACCACTCGGCAAGTTTTTGTAATTTCGGTATCAAGTTCGTTTGTATGTTTTCGGCGAGTCGCTGTATAAGCGGCGCAAGGGACGCGCCGATTTGCGCGGCAACGCCTTTTAACGATTGCTTTACTAAATAAAGCGTGTCGTCGAGTGTTGCAAGCGCGGCGACCTGTTCGTTTGATAACGCGCCGATTTGTTCAAATTCGCCCTTAAATTGATTGATTGCGTCCGACCCCGCGTTAAGATACGGCAACATTTGATTTGCGATTTTGTCGCCGAAAATCTCGTTTGCGTATGCCGCTTGCAAGGTTTTGTCCTGCATATTCGACAACGCGGTAAGTATGCCGTCAAACATTGCCTCTTTGTTTTCAAAATCGGCAATATTGATACCGAGCGATTGCAAGGCTTTTGACGCGTTGTTTACCGTACCCGTCGATAAGTCCAAAAGGGCGGCACGCCCTTTTATAAGTGCTTTTTCAAATACCGCCCACTCGACCCCGCATTGCGCCGTAACGTATTGATACTCTTGTACTTTTTCGGCGGATATGCCGAGCCGCAAAGATAAGTCGTCGATTTCCGCGCCCGTTGCGGCGGTTGTAACGCCCAACGCGCCGAGTCCCGTAACCGCGCCCGCCGCAAGGGTGGAGAGGGGCGTTAATGCACGACCCACGCCCGATATTGCGCCGCCGAGTTTTGATACGTTGTTGCCGACCTGCGTAAACTGTATTGCGTTGATTTTTTCGAGTTGCTGTTGTAACTGCTGTCCTTGCAATTCGGTTTTTGCGAGTTCGCTTTGTAACTTACGGTACGCGTCGGTGTCGATGTTGCCCGTATCTTCCAAGTACGACAAACGGCGGCGCAACGCGTCCGCATTTGCCGCCGTTTGGTCGATTGCCTGTTGAGCGACCTTTTGCGCCCGCGCGAATTTATCCGCGTCAAACTTTAATTCGAGGCTTTTTTGCAATGCGTTTAATTCGGTTTGCGACGATTGCGCCGCCTTCCGCATTGACGACATTTCTTTATTGAACGACGACGCGTCCGCGCCGATTTCAACGGTTAAGCCGCGTATTGTGTCCGCCATAGTTTAGCCTCCTGTTAAAAATTTGACCGCCTCCGCCGCCGATACATCACGCACGGCGTACCCGCGTTTTTGATTTTTCGCTTTTTGTGCCTGTTGTATCGCGTGTTTTAAGTTCGCAATATCAATCGACATTATCAAAACGTAAAGGTCGTTAAAATGTGATTGTGTGATAATAACGTCGGGTATTTTATGCTCGACGCATTTTTGCATAATGGTTATATAGCGCGGCACGGGTAGGGGCGGGCGGCTATCGGGTTGCGGGTTTAATTTTACCCACATATCCAATAACCGCGTGTATTCCTGCCCGTGCGTTACGAGTTTTTTGCGTCGGTGGTTGCCGTGTTCAACGCGATGTCGAAAACAAACTTGATTTTGTTTACAAGTTCTTTCAAATATTCGGTATCGGCAAGGTCGAATAACTGCAAAAACGCGTCGTAATTTTCGATTTCGTCGCTAACGATAAAGCAATAAATCGCTTTAAGCCCCGACAAAACTCGCACCGCGTCCGTTATGCCCGCTTTTTGTATGCGTTCAACATAGTTAAAAAGCGTTTCCGTTTTTGCGTTGTTCGAGAAGTTCTCTTCCCAACGCTTCTCGGCTAAAACCGACGTGTCGATTTTAACCTTGATTGTGCGCTTGTTTACGACGATTTTTTTTGCCGCTTCGTCGAGTTCTTTTTCAAGTACGGGTAAAGTGGTGTTAATCATAATTTTGCCCTCCGTGCGTTACGCTTCCGTGTCCGCACCCGCAAGCATTTTCGGGATAACGACCGCTTTACCAAACTCGGCGTAACCGTCCATATCGGGCGTTTTTGTCAACTTCCATACGCGGCGCGTATTGCCCTTACTGTCGACGTAAACCTTGCCGTCTGCCGCAAGCGCGTCAATACCTTTAATTTTAAGCGGAGTATCAAACGAGGACTCGTTAATTTCGCCGTTGTTTTGGTCGTAACTTTCCGACGGGCGGGTAGATGTTACGCCGTACAACATACATTTTGCAACCGAGATTTCGTTGTCGCCGTCCATTTCGCACACTTCAAAATAAATGACGTGCGGCGTGTTTTTGGTCGGCTTTATATCGGCAAGCCCGCTTTCGAGTAACATTTTGCGTCCGCACGCGATTTCGTATGCGTTGCAAATATTGTTTTGCGTGAGCGTTCCTGTTTGCCCTTTTTCGTTGACGTAAGAGATTATGCACTCGCCGTCGCCGTAAACTTCCTTTTCGGACGCGTCCGTTTCGAGTGCCATTTTGGTTGATGTACCCATAGACACAAAGTCGCCCCAACTGCCGTCGGCGGTAGGGAAGGCATACTTCGCGTTGCGGATATTAAAACGAATAAGATTTTGCGTCGGCGTTGCCGCCGCGTTTTTGGGTTGTGTCATAAGACTATTTACCTCCGTGTTTAATGGTGTTTTTGATTGCTTCAAAGATTTGCGACTCCGTGCTGTCAAAACAATTTCGTATAAAACCGTTATGCGGGTTGTCGCTGTATTCCAACACGTTTGACAAGGGAACGTCGCTCCGTGCTTCGCCTTTTGTGCCGTCTTTCGTTTTACGCCGCACGTCGCCGCTTGCAACGCGCGTATTACCGACATAACGGCGGTCTTTGTACTTTGTCTTGATTTGCCAAGACTGCGCCATTTTGCCCGTGTCGCGGGGCGTTGCCGCTTCGACCGCGCCTTTGAAAACCTCCGCGCCCGCTTGTACGGCTTTTTGCCGCGTATCAAAAGACGCGTGTTGAAAATCGGTTAATATTTCCGTCAATGCTTCGGGCAACTTGTCGAGCGGTATGTTACCCGTCGATATGCCTTTATTTGCCATAATCAACCGCCCCCACATAAACAAACTCCATATTGACCCCGCGATAGCGATTGTCGCCGTCGGGTATATCGGTTTCGTCGTTTGCAATGCGGAAGTGCGGGTCGGCTATTATCGCGCGTTTGATTGCCTTTAAGCGTTCGTCGACTCCCGAATAGCGGGGGTCGGTTTTTTCGTACAAGTAATAATAATTCACGTCGATGTACACGCGGCGCGTCAATGCGTTGCCGTCGCCGTATGTTTTCGGGGTGTTCGATACAACGCGATAAACAACGTACTCGTCGTTGTTTACCTTGACTTGCATATTTTCGATACTTTCCGTTTTAACCCGCCGCAAGTGGTTTGACAAAACCCCGAACGGGAGGAGGGTGGTATCGAGTATTTGTTGTATGACCGCCGTTACGTTCATTATTTGCCCTCGTACTTTTTAACTTGCATTTCAATCATTTTGTTTTGATTGAGATAATTGTCCGCCGCCGACGCAAGACAAAACGTGTGCGCTTCGTCCTGTATGCCGTAAAGGTAAATGCGCACGTCCGACGTAATGAGCGCGTCGTAAACGGCTTTTACATAAGGCATACGCAAACGGGCGGGGCGGATAACGCCGTCGGCTTGCTGTTTTAATGCGGCTTGCCCGTAGGAGTTCAACCACTCGCAATAAAAGCAATCGGTCGTAATAGGCGAGCCGCTTTCGTCCTCGCCTATATTGACCGCGATTGTTTCCCACGTTGTCGCCGCGCCTTTGCCCGCGATGTGCCGCGTCCGCTGTACGGCGAATTTAACAAGCGTGCGTCTTTCGTTGACTGTTTGTTTCGCCATATTACTTCCTCAACTGCGCGATAAGCGCGACAACCATACCGTCGTTTTTTATAACCGTGTCGGGTACGTTTTTATCGAACGCGTCGGCGAATAAGGCTTTGACAGCGTATGCCCGTTGCGTACCTAAACGGTCGCGCGGTACGCCGCTTTCAACCATAAACTCCTCCGCAAGTTCAATATAGCCCTGCACGGTTTGTCTTAACTGCGGGTCAGCCCCAAAATAGCCCAATTTATATAAGATGTTGTCGACTTCTTGTTGCATTTCGACCTCCTAACGTAATACCGTTTCGTATCGGCTTTTGCGCCGACCCGCAATCAAAACCGATGTTAAGCCTTCGCCGCTTTCTGTACGGTCATAAAACCGTTGTACATAGCGGGCGAGCCGCCGACGAATACCGACGCTTTGAACGCAACAACGCCCTGCTTAAACTTGAAGTCGGTAGATTTTTCGACTTCGGTGTCGGTAAAGTACGCCAATTCGTAACCCTTCAATTTGCCGTAAATCAAATAAGGGTTGCCCGCCGTAACCGCGCCGAACGCCGCAAGTTTCGACGTGCAAACAAACGGTATGCCGTTAATCGTTCCCGTATTGCCGCGTACAATGATGTCGTATGCGCGACGCTTTTCCGCGCCCTTGACCTTTGCAAATTCTTTAAGGGTCAATTTGTTCAAAACAAGGTACGCGTCGCCTTCGACGTCCTCGTCGCCGCCATAATCGAAAATGATGTTGTCGAGCGTGTTTTCGTCGATAGTGGCAACCGTTTTGCGCTGTGCCGCCGTGATAATCTTTGCGGGCGCGTGCAAAATGCCGACAAGTTCGTCCGTGCCGCTTCCGTCGATAATTTGCGCAATAATCTTTTTGCGCAACGCGCCGACAACGGCGTTTTCGACTTCTGTAACGTAACGCGCGGAGGGCAACTTTTCGACCTCTTCGTTGACTTCCGCGTATGCCGTGATTTTTACCTTGTTAATCGCGGCATAATCGAATGTAGGCTCGGCGGTGGTGTAGTCCGCGCCTTCGGCGGTAATGCCGCCTTCGCCGATAGACTTTGCAAAAGGCTTTTTGTAACTTTCCGCGCCCGTGCCTTCAAGGTGTACCTCGTTGACAAGTTTATCAAGCGTGCCGACCTGTTCAAACGTAGGCGCGATGTCGCCGCTTGCAACCGTGCCGAGAGCCGTAGAAGTGGACGCGACGGCGCGATGTTCGACCGTTGCTTTCTTGCCCGCTTTAAGCGCGTTTGCGCGTTTCTCGACCGCTTCCGCATTTTCGGCGGCGCGTGCCTGTTCGTTTACCTTGTTATCGTCGTGAACGACAACGGGAGCGGGTGCGCCGCCGTTCGGCGTGCGTGCCGCGCGAAGTTCCTCTTCGTGCTTCGCTTCCGCTTCGTCCTTGCGCAATTCGGCGACGGTGTAGTTAATCGCGTCAACCCTTGCGCGAATTTCCGCAAGACGCTCGGCGGTGGTTTCGTTCTTTGCCGCTTCCACTAAAAGGGCGGCGCGCTCTTCGAGTAATGCTTTGATGTTCATAATGTTTTTTGTTCCTCCACAAAAATAAATTTTTCTTTCGCAAGTTGTAACGCCGCTTGCGAGTCGACGGTTTGCCGCCTTTGTTCATTATCCAACGCCGCCGCCTTCGCGTTATCCAACGCGATTTTGTCGTTATCCAACGAGGCGGGGGAGCGGGCATATATCGAAGTTTGCGGGTATGCGCCGTCGTTTACGGCGGACACCTCGAAAACCTTTGATATTTTGGTAATACGGCGCGTCGGCATATCGGTATCAAGGTCGCGCCACTCATAGCCCGATACCATAACCCCGAACGCAAAAGACATATCCTCAACGTCGCCGCGCTGTACCGCCGAGCATAATTCGCGGGCGGTGGCGTTGTTTTCGATGTCGAGCGTCGTTTTGATGTGCATACCGTCGGGTTTTATTTCGATTTCCATTGTCGACCGTTTGCCGCGCCTGTGCCTTGCAAGCGGGAGCATACCGTCGTTGTGGTTAATCATAAACTTTACGTCGGATATATCCGCGTCGTCGAGTGCGTGCGGGTCGATTTCCTCGTAAAACAAGTCGCCGATTGCCGTCCGTTTATCAAACACAATAGGGCAACCTTCAATTACACCCTTTAACGGGTCGATTGCCGCCGCCGAGCCGTCGGGCGCGGCGCGTAATATCTTTTGCGGCAAGTTTAATTTCGTAACGTCGATGTCGGGCATTATGTTTCGTCCTCCTGTTTCGGTTTCGGCGCGGTCGGTTTTTTGCCCTGCGACAACGCCGATAATTGATATTGATTTGCAATAGATGTGTCGATGTAGTTTAGCGATACGCGGGTCGGCTCGTCGTCGGGGTCATATCCCAACAATTCACGTCGCTCGGAGCGGGATAGTAGCGCGTCCTCTTGTGTCATTTTTGCGATTTCCTGCCGCCTTGCAAACGATAACGATTGTACGATTTTGTCGTAAAATTTTATCGTGCGCCCGTGCGCAAGTTGCAACGGGGTAAAAAGCGTTATGCGCATTGCTTCCGTGATAGATAGCAAAAGCGGCTCGACCGCCGTTTGATAAAATGCGGTAAATTCGTCGTCGGTGTATTTGCCGAGATAAATCGGTACACTAACGCCGAACGGCGACAAAAGGTTTTCGCGCAAGTATGATAAAACGGTTTGCGGTATATCCTGCGTCGCAATATTTATCGGGGTAAACGTGGACTCATAGTCGGTTGCGACAATGCCTAACTCGCTATTGAAAAGGTGCTTTTCAAATTCGGCGCGGTTAATATCGCGTTTGTCCGCTTCCGCGAGCGTTTTAAGCGATAAAACGCCGTGCAACGATAACGACGCTTCGAGCGATTTCGGGACGGACTCTTGTATCACGTTTAAGGTTTGCAAGGTTTTTAACATTTCGCGCCAATCGCCGCGACCGTTCGCGTCGCCGCCTAAATAGGGGTTTGCGCCGTAACCGAGCCGTATGTGTATTAAATCGCTATACGGCAAGTCGAGTACGATGTCGCCGCCCGATGTGCCGCGCAATTCCGCCCGCATTTCGCCGTCGGCGTAATAGAGTTTTACGGTGGCTTTTTCAATCGGGTAAAACCCGCGCGTAACGCGGCGCACTTTATCCGTGCCTTCAATCGGTACTTCGTCATACGCCCAATAAATAAAACAATTTCGATTGACGAGCGTTATGTAAGCGACTTTGTATAAAAAATCTTTAAGCCCGCAAAGATTGTTTACACGCCCGACAAAAACTTTGTTGATGTCGTCGTTTGCAATCGTTACACGGTGCGGGGAGTGGGTTTCCGTAACGCTTTTGATACTGCACTTTGACACTTCCTCGCAAACGCGATGTATCGCCGTTTTAACAATGTCGGACGCTGTTATATCCTTGCCGAACGACGAAAACAAAACCGAGTTTGCGTTTACAACGCGGTTATATGTGTGCGGGTTATCCCAACCGAGCAAATTGTGTATTGCGTTTTTAAGCGTTGACAATCGGCTTGCCTCCTTGCAAAAGTAAATAAAAAGTGCGCCGATAGTAACGAGCGGTAATTCTCGTTAATATCGGCGCACTCACGTTTTGATTTGTGGCGATTAAAAGATAATCGCGGCGCACTCACCGCGTCGGGCGGTGGATATGCAAACATTGACACCAACGGCGCACGCGCCCGAACGGACGGCAATACAAGGCGATTGCGGCGCACTCACCGCGTGGCGGTGGTGGTGTGCTGTATTCAATTTGACCCGATTATAACTCGGCGGGCGGCATAAAGTCAATATTTTTGCGTTATGAATTTTTAAGAAGTTTTTTTCAGTTATCGCGCGGCGGTATTGTGTAGGTGTACTCGCGGCGGCATTTCAGGCAAAGAAAAGTCGCGTTAATCAAGCCGTTGCGCATATCGTATTTGCCGATTACGGCGTGATGTACGGGGCAACGCACTTGTCGCGTGTAGTTCGTATTTTGCTTTTGCGGTGCGTGTTTGTCGCCCATATTTACCCTCCGATTTTCGCCATAAACGCCGACTTGACTTCACGCAACGCGGCGTATGCGATTATTTTTGACATTGTGCCGTCAATCTTGTTGCCGATGTACCCGTTTATTTTCGTCGGCATTACAAAACCGTTTTTGTCGACGCGGACGGCTGTGTTGCGGAAGTTCCAACGGCAAATTTCGTTATTGTTGTAATTGATAAGCCGCGCCCGCAAATCGGTTTCAACATTGCGGGTCGGCACGTTCAACGCTTCGGTCGTCATACGAATTTTGCGCGGTACATCTTTACCGAATTTGTCGGCGATTTGCTTTGCAAATTCTTTCGCGTGCCACTCGTCATAACCAACCGTAAGCGGGCGTATGTGGTATTTTTGGTATAACTCCCAAATATAGCCCGATACGACAACGTCGTCAATTACGTTGTCTTGAATAATGCGCACTAAACCCGCCGCCGCCCACTCGTTATAATTCTTTTTTTCGGGGTTAGTGGGGGACTCGGTCGATTGTTCGTCGCCCGCTTTAACCGCCGTAACAAAGTACATTGTATGCAAATATTTGACGGGGTCATTCGGGCGCATAAATAAAAACGTGCAAGCGCAAAGGTCGTTTGTTTCCGCAAGGTCAACACCCACAATGCACCAACAACGCTCGAAGGCGGCAATATCGAACGTGGCGGGGCAAACGATGTCTTTTTCTTCGAGCCACGCGTTCGCGGATAATTGCCGCACGTTAAAATCTTTTGCAAGGATAAAGGCGCGGTCGCTTCCGCTGTGGCGGGCGGTGTCGACTTTATCGCGCAAATACGACGGCTTTTTCGATATGCCATACAAGGGGTTTGACTTCGTCCAACTGCGCTCGTCGTTCCATATTTCCGCCTCGCTGTCCTGCGTATATAGCCATATCAACCAACGCGACACGTCGTGGTCGGCTTCGCCTTTAAGTGCTTTTCGCGCTTCGGCGAGCCGTGCGTCAAGATAACCGTCGCGCACAATGCCTTCCGTTGTGATTTCAAAATAAAGCGGCTCGTCCTGCGTTGATACCGATGTTTTAAGGGGCAACACGGTTGACGCGTCTTTCATTTCGTGTATTTCGTCGACAATCGCAATTTTGATATTGCGCCCTTCTTTTGCGCCTTGCTTCGCCGACATTTTTTTGATTGACCCCTTGTTTTGTGCCGAGAATTTGCCCGTCTTTTTGCGCTGTTTCGGGTTGCCGAAAAATATACCCTTGTTATTTTTTCGGGTAACGTGGGATATTGCCCGCGACTCTTCCCGAAAAGCGTTGATACAATCAAATACGAGTCCCGCCTGTTCGTGGTCGTTCGACGCGCACATTACTTTTTGCCCCATTTCGCCGCAAAACCACTCGGCAAGGGTAAGCGCGGCAATAAACGGCGTTTTGCCGTTTTTGCGGGCGACAAGGAGTATAGCCTCCGTAAAGCGGCGTACCCACCCCGCACCGTATGACAACTCGGTATCGTAAACGTAAAACCCGAAAACCGCCTCCGCAAAGGCTTTTTGAAAAAGTGCCAAAATAAAGGGCTTGCCCGCAAACGGACTCTCGAAAAGTTTTACTTCTTTTTCGATAAAAGCAATACGCCGATGTGCCGCCTTCAGCGTAAAACGGTATTTGCCGTCGCCGCAAAAAATATCTTGTATCAGCATTTCGAGCGTGGTTTTAAGTTCGCGCCCGATTATGATATTACCCGAACGGCAACGCTTGTAATATTCAATCAAAAAACTATGCTCGCCGTCGATTTCCTCGTTAAGCATTTGCCAACCCTGCAACGGGGTTATATCGGGGTTATCAAGTACCCACTCGACGGGGGCGGTTGCCGCTTCCGTGCCGTTAATCGTTGTCGTCGTCATATTCGCCTAAATCGTCCCCGTCGTCGCCGTTTAAGCCGCCGAGAAGTTCCTTGTTTAATTTTTGCATTGCCGATTGATATTGCGCCATAAATTTAGTCCACGCCCGACCCGCCGCCGTTTCGCGCTGTACGGACGGGTTTTTCGGGTCGTAAATTATTTGCGGCAATTCCTTGATTGCTTCCAAACACGCAAAAGACTCCGCAACTTTGCGGATAAGTTCGTCGTTAATGCGTAACTTGATTGCGTCAACGCCCGCCGCCGTATATTCGTTTACGAGCCGCGTATATTCCGCATTTGCAATCGCTTTTTTATCTTTGCTTTTTTTCATTTCCGCCTCCTTTTTGGAATTTGTAAACTTTTCGGGCAAAAAGTCAAAATTTCGGTGTGGGCTTTTTTTGCCTGCGGCTTGGAGTCTTTTCGGGTTTCAAAAATTTTGCGAGGGTAGGGGGGTATCACGCTGTAAACCGTGCAAAATAATTTTCTATCCAACCGATAACCACGTCGCGCACCGCCGCCCGCGTGATGTTTTCATACGCCCGCTTGATACACTCCGCCTTCGGTGTGTCGATGTGTACAAGGGTTATAACGCCGTCGGGATATTCCCGCACAATACGGTCGCGGTCTATGCGGTCGGGATATGTGCCGATAATATACGCGTCCTGCCAACGGCGGCGCGGCGTTGCCGTGCGTATTTCGTCAAGCAAATAATCGCGTATATTGAACGCAACGCGCTTTGTCGCGTCGGGCTTGTCGTACTGCCCGCATACGCATATTGCGCCGTGTATTCGGTCAAGGTCGACGACAATATCGTTGCGGGACGCAACGCTTTGTACATACGTTGATTTGCCCGCTTGCGGTGCGCCGTAAACAAGATAAACGCGCTTTGCGCCGACAGCATTACCAAAACGGGCGTGCGTGGCGTTGTGGCAATCGTGGCATAATACCTCGATATTTGCGGGGTTTAGTGCGATGTTTACGTCGTCGATGTTGTCGAGCGTAAGTTCTATTTTGTGGTGCGGGCGCAATTCGGCAATATCGAATACGCCGCCGCAACGGGCGCAAATACCGCCGCTTTTAACCTTGCAAGACTGCGCAAGCGTTAAATAATCTTGACGGCAATAAAACGCGTGTATCGGGTCTAACGCCATATTAAACGCCCTCCCAACCGTCGGGCGGTATCTTGCCGTCTTTCGCAAGTTCTAACGCCTTTTTGCGTAATTCGATTGCTTGCGGGTCGCGGGCAAATTCGCCCGAATATCGGTTAATGAGTAAGAATTGTATCATATTTGCGTCGGGCTTTGCATACTTTCGGTCGGTGTAAGTTTTTGTTTGCGGCTTGCCGTCCACAATGACGGTTGTCGTGTGGGTTTCTTCGTAATAATAACCCATTGCGACGCGGTATGCGTTGTTTAATAAATCGCCTTTTTGCGACTCGCGCGCGCGTAAAAGCGTTTCGGTTAATTCGGGGTTATCTTTCTTGTATTGCGCCCATTGTGTCTTGCCAACCCCTAAAACGCCGCAAATATCGCCTTCAGTAACTCCGCAACGGGCGTATCGTTCAATATCCGCCAAATAAGGTAAAACCTTATTTGCGTACTGCGACGGCGTGCCGCGCTTCTTTTTTTCGCCGTTTTCGGCGGTTTTTTCCGTCTTTACGGGCGGTTTTTTTGCTGTTTTTTTGGTCGGCTTTTTTTTCGCTTCCGTATTTTCGGTTTTTTTGCTTTGTTTCGGCATTTTTTACCTCCTTGTTTCGGTGTTTTATCGGTTGCCCGCGTCAAGCAAAATTTTTGATAAAATCATAAACGGCAATGCCGCGATTGCAACCAAAAGCGGCACACACGCGCCGAGCCACGATAAGAGAGTCGCGCCGCACAATTTACACACGATAAAAATTGCCGATAGTGGGGTACAAAGTACGATTACAAGCAACGCCACGATGTAAATTGCCGAGATTACTTTTTTTAACACTTTTTGCCTCCTGTTTTTTTGATACTTAAAACCGCCCACCCGTCCGTTAAGCCGACAAAGTCCTTCAAGATGTGCGTTATTAAAACCGTAAGCCGCCGCCCCGTATATTGCCCGTTTTCCCATTCGCGCAATATCAACATATCGCCGACGGCATAATTGCGGTCGTCAAAACGCAATTCGTATGTTTTTACGCCTTTTTCGACCGCCGTGTAATATTCGGGTAAAATTTTCAAGTCGTGTATTTGTGCCATTGTGCGCCTCCGTAAATAAATAATTTTTCAATGCGGTTTTGTTTGTTGCGGTTGTTTAAGTGCGTCGTGATTTCGTGTTGCCATATACACACAAAGTCGTCGGGCGCGGTGTATTCGCTTACAACGACGATATGACCCGCCGCCGTTTGCTTCCTGCACCATTCCCAAAATGCCGCCGTATCGAATTTGCCGCCGCCGTAACCGATACCGTCGGAATAGGGCGGGTCGCAATAAACAAGCACGCGCTCCCGTTCGGGGAGTCGCAATTCCCGATAATCGCAACACCCGACAAGGATATTGCGCAATGCGGGTAATTGACGGCGAAAATTCTCGCGGGCTTCGTTAAAATAATTTCGGGTTTTGCCGTTTTTGGTGGTGGCGGTCGCGCCGTAACAACCGCCGTAAACGCGGGCATTGTAAGAGCCGAATAAAAGCACCGCCGCCCGATACCAACGGGCATATTTGTCGGGGTTATCCCGCACGTCGTAATATTCGGCGCGGGTCGGTGTGTGTAATTCGTCCAAAAGTGCGGGGTTATCGCGGCACGCTTCGACGAGTTCGCATACAAGCGGGTCAATATCGTTGCCGAGCCTGTATTCGCATTGTATTTTATCAATCACGTTAAAACCGCCCGCGAACGGCTCGACGTACTGCTTGATGTTGTACTTTGATATGTAGCCTTGCAAAATTTCGACGATGTCGTTTGCGATTTTTGCCTTACTGCCAATGTATTTCATTTTTTACTCCTTGCGGCGCATTTTGATGTACAAGTACGCGCCCGTTGTGTATTCGCTTGTTTTTTTGTTGATGTCCGTCATTTGATAGCCTTTGTATAAGCCCTCAAAGACTGCCGTCGGGTTGACCTTTTCGTAAAAAATGCGGTTTACCTTGCGGCGCGTAAACTTTGTGTCCGATATTGTGATTTGCGGCTTTTTCAAGTTCTTTGACGCGACGTACCGTTTGAGTCCTTTCGGGTCTTTCATACAATACCGCGCCATACCTTCGTAACCGCTCTCGTCCGCAACCAACCGCCGCACGTTGTTTCGACCGCCGTTGCCCCATAAGTCCTCCATTTTGTCGCGGTCGGCAAAGTTTGTTACAATGTGGTGATGTATGCGCTTTTTGCCTTTCTTTTCGTCGTTTTCAAATTCCGTCCAATAAACGTATTTGAGCGGGGCGAAGTTGTGTCGTTCGGCATAGTGCTTTAATCGGCGTATAAACTTTGCGACTTCGCGTTGCGCTTCCTTGTAGGTTTTCGGCAAGTGGGCGTTATCGTAAGTGAACGTCGCCCAAAAGTCCGAGTCGGTAAAATTCGTATTGATAAGCCGCACAACGCTTTTTACCGCGTTTTTGTAATTGAGCCGCTTTTGTGCTTCGCGGCTTTCCTTTGTTTTTCTTGCCCTTGATGTCGATGTGTGGGTGTCCCAAATAGGATAAACCTCGACTTCAAGCACGTTGCCGCTTTTAATCGTCTTTGCCCGATACTTGACGATGTGCGGGTCGTTTAACGATTGCAAAAGAGCGTCGTTTTCCGCGTCCCGTATTTCGTCGGCGTATATTTCGTCAAAATCGAATTTATGCGGGTCGAGTGTGTATGTCCTTGCCATTATTGCCTCCGATAATCAAACTTGAAAAGACAAGGAATAGCCCAACAAGCGGGGGACAACACGCGGGGGCTAATTGTGGCGTTGTTCTTTCTTAACGAGTTTATCGAACGCCCCCGACGTTTTCCCCCGCCGCCCCCTTTCCCCGACCCCTGCAAAGTTTACCGAATAGGGGAAGGGACGGGATGGCGAGTGCTTGTTATTTTTTACTTGCGTCGTTGATAAGATAATACTTCATTACGAGGACGCAAAAGCACGGTTTTTGTTGCGCAAAATGTTGACTATCTGCCGCCGATATGGTATAATAATATCGGTTGTTCGGTTGACATTTATGTCAAACTTTGCGGGCGGTCGGAGTGCCAAGTTCGACCGCCCGTTTCCTTGCCTTAAATAGTGTTGCGATGTACGCAACCGTTTTAATTGTTTTTGCCGTTCGGCGTTCCCGCGCCGTCGGCTTTTTCTTTTGCTTCGATTGCCGATAAACGGTCGGCGAGTGCTGTTACCGCTTGCCGCACAAAGTCGCTTTTACTTAAATAACCGAGTTTGCGCAACGCTTCGGGCGCGAATACGCGCTCGGCGATGTCGCGGTCGATTTCAACCGTAAGATTGTACAAGCCTTTGTCGCGCCGTCTTTGCCGCTTCCGTGCCGCTTCTGCCGACGGTGCGGGGTTGTCCGCATTGCCGCCGTCCGTCGCGCCTTGCGCGTGTGTAGGCGGTGCAAGCGCGATTTCGCGCGGGTCGTAGATGTCGAGCGGGTCGCAAGCGAGCGTTTTGCATATCGTTTCAAGGGTGCGGGGAGTGGGTAATACAATATCGTTTATAATCTTGCTTAAAAGCGGGCTATCGACGCGCGGGTCGATTTTATGCACATTTTCCGACACTTCCTTTTGCATTACGCCGCGTTGTAACATTACTTTTTTATATCTTGACATTACGAGCCTCCCGCCGCCGATGTGGGCGGCTTTTCTTTTGCCGCTTCCGCCGCAATGTGCGCCGCGTGGTATTGCCTGTAAACAAGGAATACGTCGCAATCGCAACATTTACCCGCCGCCCGAATATCGGGGCAAAGACACTTAACGTCGCATAATTCGCGGCGGGCAATTTCGCCCGCGTATTCAAATATGCCGATATTCTCGTCAAATTCGCCGATACCAAAAGAGCGGCGCGGGTTGACCGCATTTGTGTCGACGTATATATCCGCGTAAATCTTGCGCGTATCGCCGCCGTATCGTTCGATATTAAAGGGTACATTTTCGTTTATGTAGTCAAACACAATGCCGCGCTCGGCGCACCAATCGACCGCCGCTTGCAAAAGTTCGCCACTCCTGCAAGTATGCAAAATAAGTATTACGCCGTCTTTTGCAAGTTCCTTTATATAATATAAGGAATAGGGGAGCGGGTCGCCGATGTCGGGGTATGCGTCTTTGCATAGCGTACCGTCAAAGTCGACCGCAACGATTTTCGGGAGTTTTATTTTCCGTGCTTCTTGCTTTTGCATTGTTTCCCTCCGTGATACGCGGGACGCGCGGGCGGGGTTATTTTTACGCATAAGCCCGCCGCCCCGTTGCACGCGCTTATTATGCCGCCCGTTCGGTCGACCGTTAATTCGATTGCCGAGTCGGGGTTTTTATTGATTGCGTTTATAAAGTCCGCAAGTTCGTTGATTTTGTAGTCCTGCATTATTTCGCCTCCGTGCCGTTACGTTCAAAAACCGCCTTAATGATTGCGTCGCCGATATAGCCCTTGACTTCCTGCCCGACAAGGTCTTTAACCTTTTTATTAATAGCCTTCATATAATCGTAAACCGCGTCTTTGAGTTCGTATATTGCGGCGTCGACTTGCTTTTTTACCATTTCGTTGATTGCGCCCATATTGTTTTTGTACGTTTCCGCAATCGCCGTTTTGACCGCGTCGTAAAGCGTTTTTTTTGAATACGCCGCCGTTGCGGTAAGTGTAACTATCTTTTTGTAATTCGTTATCAAACGACTTTATTATTTCGTCGGTTTTGCGGGTAAGTTCGGCGGCAAATTTCTTTTGCGTGATGTCGCGGGCTTGCTTGACCGCTTCCGCCGTAAGTACGTCGGTCAACTGCTTTGTGATTTCTTTCGAGTCAATCGAAAAATTTATTTTTGTTTTCACATTACACCTCCACGCGTGCGCCGTCGGAATAGGCGAGCGAGATAACGATTGCGCCCTTGCTGTTTGTGGATATTGCAACCTTCACGCGCCCGCAATTCAAGTTTGCTTTTGCGACCTGCTCGTCAAGCACGGCAACGCCGCAATTAAATAAAAGGTCGTAAAGCGCGTCCGTGTATTCCACGCCGCGCTCTTTGGTAAAGTACGGGCGAATATCGTCAAGGGCTTTGCGCAATTTATTGATGTTTTTCTCGCGCTTTTCCGCTTTTTCGATTTCCGCTTGATATTCACGGGCGCGGTCGCAATCGCATTTACGCGTCGCCGCTTCGTTCGCCGCTTCCGCGCTTGCGTATTTTTCGACGGGGAGCGTTTGCTTGCCGCAAAAACGGCAAGTCGGGTAAAAAGTAGGGGAGTCGGCGGTTTCGCCGCCCTGCGTGGGCGCGTGGCGGGTCAGTGCTTCCGCCGCGTCATAATCGGGCATATAGCCATTTAAGGGGTTGTTTTTCATAATAGATTACCTCCGTTTAATTTTTGTTGTTGTTTCGTGCAATTCCCTTTGCATTTGCCGACGGGTACGCGACACGTCAAGCAATAGTCGGGTGCGGGGTCTTTCGGTTTTTTGGTCGCCGCTTTGATTGCCTTTGCGGGGCGGGCGGTGTGGTTGTTCGGTTTTTTCATATATACCTCCGTTTAATTTTTGTTTGATGTAAATTTTATTTTTTGCGGCGGAAAATCAATATAATAATGTTTCTTGTTCGGGTCGCTTCCGTTGTTGTTGCACCCTTTTACCGAGCAACAACCGCAAGCCGTACCGCCGTCGTCGATGTTGTTTGCGATTTTGTGCTTGTATTTTTTTGCGCAACTTTCGCAAATTTCCGCCCAAATACCGCCGTCGTCTTGCGTATATTCGTCAAATACAATGCCTTCGTAAATCAAGTTTTCCATTTTAACTTTCTATCCTCCAATCGTCGGCTCGTAACGCAAACGCGTCGCCGTGTTGTATTATGTCGGGGTAATTGCTGTTTGCTATTGTCATAGCGTATTTGTCGATTTCGTATGCGTGATATTGCACGTTTCTAAAACCTAATTTATCAAGGCAATAACGCCCCGTGCCGATACCGTCATACATCGACAAAACCAAAAGGGGAGTGTCTTTTGAAAACGAATTGAGCCGTTTTTGCAATATGTGAATAATTACTTCAGCCGTCCAACCGTTACCGAGTCCCTTGTAAGCCTGCGCGTTCGATACCGCGCGGCAATAGTTATCGGGCATTGTTTGTAAGCGGCAACATTCATTTACGGACAATTTTCGTATAATGTAGAGTCCGTCGGGTGCTTTGAACGGATAAGATTTGCCGTTAATAATTATTTGTTGATTTTTTACTTGATAGGTCGGACGAGTTTCGTTTTTGTCGGCACGTTCAACAATACCCGTTGCGCCTAATTGTCCGTTTGTTGTTATATCGCATAAAAAATCACGTTGACCGCTATGCGAATATGCCGCCCGAAGGCAACGTGCTTTATCGGTTTGCCGAGTTCCGCACGGTATAGGTTGCAAAACTAAATTATTGTGTTCGTATTTGCTCGCTGTTACGGTAGGGGCTTTATCGGTCTTTATTCTGCCGCTATTATAGCCGTGCGGTAATTGATGTATCGCCGCCGCATTGTAGTCTAAAATATCGCGTAAAATTATGCCTCTATCGGAAGGCAAAGGCACGTCGCCGCAATTATGGACGTAAAACCTTTCTCTATGTTGCGCCGATACAAGCGCGGAGTCTATTTCAATATAACGTGCGCCCGTATCTTGCATAAAAAACGTGCCGTCGTAAACCGATAACTCGTTGCGTATTTGTTGTTTAATAGCGGGTGCGGCGGACTTGTTATTTTCATATAGGAATATATCGGGGTTAAATTTCTTTTTTGCGATAAGGTAATTTTTGAACAACTCCCAACCAACGCCCGACGCTTCGGTTTCGCGTTTGTCCGCTTTTGCTATGCTCCAATATGTACAAGGCGAGCCGCCAAGTAGTATTTTTATCAATTTGCGCCTCCTGTGATGTCAAATATAGATACTTGCGAACGCACCGCGTCGAGCCATTGCGTCCCGTCGCGGTATTCGTCGGGGTCTAATTCAAACGCGATATAATCACGTTGTAACCGATACGCCGCAACCGCCGTCGAGCAACTGCCCGCAAATGCGTCAAGTATTAAATCGCCCGTGCGGGTGTGTTGCTGTATAATGCGCGATAATAGGTCGGTCGGCTTTTGGTTTTGGTGTATTTGTTTGTCGCCTGTAACCTTGCCGTATCGCCATATATCGTCGTATCGAGGCATTTCGGCGTTGAACGGGGCGCGACCTTTGTTTGCGTATATAATGATTTCGTAACGTTTGCCGTACTGCGCTTCGAGGTCGCCCGCCGTGTGGTTGCCTTTATCCCATATAATGAGATTTTTAATTGTAAAAAATCTTTCGACCTGCTGTTTGAAAAAATCGACCTTGTCGCTTCCGCAAAACATATAAAGCGGGGTGTTGTCTTTCATTACGTCGAATAAAAGGGGGACGAGGTCTATAATCAACTGCGGGTCGGTATCGCCTTTAATCGCCTTGCAAAATTTGTGTTGCTTGTCCTGCCGTCGGTGGGTTTTATAGTCTATCAAATAGGGCGGGTCGGTTATCACGCAATCGACGCGTAACCCCTGCGCAATCATTTGACGCAACCCGTCGAGGCAATTCATATTGTAAACGTGATTGCGTTCGAGGGTCATTCAATACCCCCCCCCGCAAGAATAGCCGCCGCCGCGTTTTGCGTCCTTAATCAGCCGCCGCGCCAAGTAGTAAAACTCGTTATACAAACAAAGTTGCCGTTTGCAACGCTTAAATGTTTTTACGACTTGTCGGCGCGGCGCGTCGACTGTGCAAAGAAAACGAATATACTCCGCCTTGCTTTCTTCGTGCGCCCAATCAAAGTCGCGGTTTATATTCAAGGCGTTAAACGCTGTAAATTGCGTATGTAACTTTTTTTCGGGGTGTTTGCGTGTATATAGTACAAATTTCAAAATTGCGTCCATTTTAACCTCCTTCCGCCGCTTCCGCCGCTTCGTATAAATCGGCGTAATAATCGCCCGTGTCGGGGTCGGGATATGTCGGGGCGGGTTTTCGTTCGGGCGGGGTGGTAGTAGTGGAGTCGGCGGGTTTTGGTTTCCGCGCTTCGTTTGCGTGGGTACACGTTGCAAAATGCGATATGTAACCTTCGCCGTCGGGTATCGGCGTTAATATGCCGCCGCCCTTAATAACCGATACGCGGACAACCTTGCCTTCGGGCGTAACGACAACGTCTTTGCCGCCGTGCGTGTTCGCGTATTGTACCGCATTTGCGTCGCAAGGCATTGACCGCCCGTTTTGCGTCTTTATCCACACAATAGGCGCACCGCAAAATTTACATTTGACAACTTTCATAATATCAATGCTCCCGTATGGTTTTGATGTCCGACGCATAAAAACGAATACGGCGCGAGGGCGTTTCAACGTAATAGTGGGTTATCGGTGCGCCGTTGTCGGTTATAATAATTTGCCTATGAAAAAAACCCGCCGCCACCGAGCCGTCGACAAACTTTATAAAAACCGACTTGCCGATAAGGGCGTTTATTTTTTCGTCGGGTTGCGCCGCTTCCTGTATGCTTTTAACGTGAGATTTCTTAAAGTGAATTTCGCCGTCCTCGCGGTCAAGCCAATACCCGCGAATTTGCGCATTATTCGCGTCGGGGTTTTTCGTGTAGGTTGCGAGCGTGTCTTTATGCAATACGCCGACTTCGATGTCGCCGTCGTATGAGTCGACAAATTCAACCTCAACCAATTTGCCGACAAGCGCGTTAAATTTGCCGCTTTCGGTGCGTTGTAACGGCTTTGATGTGATGTTATCCGCCGCCGCGATTATAGCCGCGTTTTGTGCGGCAAGGGCGCGGGCGGGTACAACGACGGCGATATTGCAAGGGTCGCAACATACGCCCGAATTACTAACGGGGACGGGGTTATTCCCGTACCCAACAAAAGGCTTGCCGCATATACAACAAATTTTTATATCGTTCATTTTGCGCCTCCGTTCTTTTTCTTAAAGTAAGCCCGCCAACATACCGCAAAATCACGGCGGCACGGTTTCCCGCGATGTGCGGGGCATATTGTTTTTGATAATTCGTCTTGATACATATTGCGCGGGCAAATACGGCAAGCGTATTTGTGCATTTCTTTTGATATTTCGATTATTGCATTTACGTCGTCGCCGCATTTGCGGACGCGTTCTTGTAATTCGGCAACTAAATTCATTGTGCGCCTCCGTCGAAGTAGTCAAATAAATTCATTTGATTATCGGGTGCGCCTGTTTTGTGCTTCTTTACAAATTCGCGGTATTTGCGGGTGTAGTCGTAACTTTTGCCGAATATAGCGCAAACGGCTTTGTAAAGTTTCGGCTCGTATTGCTGTATGATGTTTAACTCGTTTTCAAAGTCGCTCCCGAACGGGCAACCCGCGCAACCCGTCCGCCGCAAGCCGTATTTTGTATAACAATCGGAGTGTATGATGTTATACGTCGTTTCGTAATGCGCTTTGTCCTTATCCGTAAACCACCATATCGGGCGGTATGTGTCGATACGATAACCGACCCCTTCGGTAAAGCACGTCCCGATTGCAACCGTCCGAACGCCGCCTTCGGCTTTGCGCAAGCCTAACACGTTGAGGTCAATGTCGTTTTCGCGTTCGTACTTTTTCGCGTTATCCTTTTTTGCGCCGTTGCAACATTCGGGCGATATAAGGAAGTCGGGCGGGTTTTCGGTCATAAACTCCTTCAGCATAAAAAATCGACTTATGCTGTACGCCGATTTGTCGCCGTTGATGTTACACCACCAACGCAACGCGCCTTTGCAATTCGGGTATTTTTCGAGTAGTTCGTCAAATTCCTTTGCACCGTCGCCCGCGAAGTCAAAGCCGTGCTTTTGTAGGCGGTTTATCATTTCCGACGTGTACTTGCTTAAAAACGGTACGCCGTATTTTTTGCACCCGTTCGGGACGGGCGTTATCGCGCGGCGGCGTTCAATTTTGATGTTGTATTTTTGCTCTAAATAAAGCAAGTGCCGTTTTGTCGCTTCGTATTCAATGCCTGTATCGAAAAATACAAAATGCACGTCGCATTTATAGTCGTGGTATCGGGCGGCAAGCACACGCAAAACAAAGTCAAGTATTATGTCGCTATCCGAGCCGCCGCTTATTGATACCATAACTTTACGATGTAAAAAGAGGTGTCGCTCGCATTTGAAAAATGCGTCAAGTTCGGCAAGGTTTTTTATTTCGTCGTGTGCCGTCATTTTTGCGCCAACCTTTCAAGCGGACACCACGCGGGCGAGCCGCCGCCTGCTACAATTATGTCGATTGTTTTATATTGCATAAGTTTACATTTACACGCGCCGCCGTTATCGTCGGTAGTGCGCGGGTATTTACAATAATTGCACGTTTCGCAACGGTGCGGAGTGGGGGTGGTATTCATATGTTGCCCGCCTCCGACCGCCATTTTGCAACAAAGTTTTGCAAGCGTTTTCGTTGCCCGCGCGTGTATGCGTCGTTGTCAAAGTCCTGCATAATATCAAGCAAATTGTCCGCCGCCGATACTAACTCCCGCGCGGTAAAAGTGCTTATGTCGCGTTTTTCGCAACGGGCTATTTCGAGGATATTATTTTTTAATTCGTGAATTTTCAAAGCGTGCTTTAACGCTTCGGACTGCACGGGGACGGTAATGCCGCCGTCGACTGTTTTAACGTAAACTTTTACAACGCCGTTGATTATGCTAATAGCAATCGCCCGTATAAATGTCGGGTTTTCGTTGATTGCTTTTAAGTATGCGTTTACGGCGGTCGGGTGAGTGATTTGTTCGCCGTTTATAACGACCTTTTCGGGTATGCCAAGCGTTAAAAACGGGGTTGCGGTTGTTTGGTTGTTCATTTCGTCCTCCTGTTAATCGTCGTTGCGTTTCTTTGCGTACTCGGTGCAAGCGGCTCGCAAAATATCGCTTAACGACAAGTCTTTTTCGGCGGCGATACGCAAAAGCGCGTCGCGGGTGTCTTTGTTGATAAATGCCGTTACGGGTACGCGTTCGGGCTTCGTTTTTGCGGTTGCGGTTGTTTCCGTCAT